CATTTCCGGGTAAGGCGTGAAGAATGCCAGAATGTGCGAACCCTGGACGCCCAGAGAGCCATGAAAAAAGAGATTTACGGGGCAGGACTCCTGCTGTCAGACCAGGCGGCAGCCAGGAAGCAGAACGCAGAAAAGCAGGCGGCAGAAAAGCAGGCGGCAGGAAATGCAGGAAGCGTCATCCGTTATGGGCTCTCGGAGCGTGAGAGGGAACTGGTGGAAGGTCTGAATAAAAGGAGTTGGGAGTGATGACTGAACACTACACCGTCACAAAAGACGCAGACAGGCTTGCACCACAATGGCTGGCGAGCCGGATCAATTACACAACGATCAAATTCTTATACCGGGACATTGACGGACACGCAGAGCTGAAGGGGGTGAGGATTGGCGATGAAGTGGCACGGATCGGCGACACAGTACAGTTCAACGGCAAGAAGCCCAGACCAAGGAATGGAATGGCAGGCAGCTCAATGCCTACGAGCAGACCCAGCAGCAGAGGAAGATGGAGACCGCCATGCGTGCCCAGCGTCAGAAGATACGGCTGTTGCAGGAAGCAGGAGCTGACAAGGACGACATCATGCTGGAAAAAGCCAGGTATCAGGGACAGCTGAACGAGTACAAGCAATTCAGTAAGAAGATGGGACTTCTGGAACAGCGTGAACGAATTTATCAGGATGGACTGGGCAAGGTAGCGACCAACACGAAACAGCAGAACGCACGCTATAGGCCGGAAATGATGCGGAATGCTAAGATTGATTCGAACCAGTACGAACGGTACAGGGAAGTGCTGAAAGAAGATGCTGGAAGCCTTGCGGATTTCAGGCAGATGAAGTATAATGACCCTGAGAAGTGGGAAGAACTTAAAGCATTAAAACATTATCTGGAAAGCAATCCTGGAAATAGCAGCCGAGATTATTATGTTCAGGCAGCATTGAAAGAAGCAGGAATCAAAGGAATTGCAAAGGTACATCCGGTAAAACTGGATGTTTCAGACTATTCTTACGATTCGGAACATATAAATGCAGAACGGGCACATATGGTCGGTCGTGGAGAGGCAGAACGATTTATTGCGGAATCGGATTTGTCTCTTACCAGATGGAACGGCAGATTTGTAAATTATTACAGCAAAGATGGAGCAACGTATGTAGATGTAGAAAATAAAAATATTCGGACGGCATTTACAAAGAAAGAATTTGATGAAAATACTTTAAAAATCCGAGAGGTGATAGAGAAATATGCAGGAAAGAACAGTCATGTGTCCGATATTAAAAAAGCAGATTGATGATGCTGTATGCTATGACATCCTTATGAATGTTGAGGGACTGGCACCTGATTGGACAGTGCCAAAGGAAGTTTTTTCAGTATCGGAATACAAAAAGATCTGTATGAATTGTGAAAATCATAAAGAATAGATGCCACCAGTCGAGAGACCGGTGGTATTTTTGTACCCATTTTTAAGGAGGTGAGAAACATAAAAAGCAAAACTTACGAGGAATTTGTCGAAAAATTCAAACCGAAGAAAACGACAGACGACTGCTATACGCCGCCGGAAATATACGAAGTCATAAAGGACTGGGTTTGCAAACGTTACAATATCGATCCTGGGAACGTGATCCGCCCATTCTGGCCGGGCGGCGATTACGAAAAAGACGAGTACCTGCCGGGATGTGTGGTGGTGGACAACCCACCTTTTTCCATCCTGAAAAATATATGTGAATTTTATCTGGAACGGGGCATCCCGTTCTTTTTGTTTGCCCCGCACTCACGGTGTTGTCTAGTAAGACTACCTGGGACAGGATGAACCACATTGTGTGTGACTGTTCGATCGTGTACGAAAACGGGGCAACGGTGAAGACATCGTTCGTCACCAGCTTCGAACCGGAAACGGAAGCGGAGACATCACCGGAGCTGACCAGGCTGGTGAATGATACAACGGAAAAGCTGAAGCAGGAAAAGGCACGGAAATTGTCAAAGTATGATTATCCGGATCATATCGTCACCGCTGCCATGATGCAGAAAATGGCACGTTACGGCGTACATTTCCGGGTAAGGCGTGAAGAATGCCAGCATGTGCGAAGCCTGGACGCCCAGAGAGCCATGAAAAAAGGGATTTACGGGGCAGGACTCCTGCTGTCAGACCAGGCGGCAGCCAGGAAGCAGGCGGCAGAAAATGCAGGAAACGTCATCCGTTATGGGCTCTCGGAGCGTGAGAGGGAACTGGTGGAGGAATTAAATAAATCAACATTAGCTTAAGAAAGCGAGGATGAAAACATGATTATTACAGGAATGGCACATTTTGAAAGTGTTTGTAAAAAGAAACTGGTTGATTGGTACAACAAGAATGGTTTTGCCGATACACCGGTAACGCCGCCAATTGACTTATCTAACGTATTCGTAGTATGGAGCTGCAAGACTTTACAGAATTACAAATGTCTTGTATCTACTACGGTGAGCGGTGATGGTATCTATGCAGAGTATACATACAACGGTGATAAGCAGGAACTCTACGAAGATGTGTACAAAAAAGTGACAAATACATGCTAGGAGGAAGAGATATGGCGTATCTGGACAAGACAGGACTTACTGAGTTATGGAAGAAAGTGAAAAGTTATGTGGATGCCAATGGCGGGGGGACACCGACAACAATTACAGGCAATGCAGGATCAGCGACCAGGCTCCAGACAGCACGGGCAATAGATGGCGTTAATTTCAATGGTACGGCTGACATTGCCCATTACGCCGTGTGTTATACGTCAGGCTCTACCGCCGCAAAAACAGTTAGTTTGACAGGTTTCAAATTGTACACCGGCGCAAGGGTTACGGTACGTTTTAACTATGCCAATACGGCCGCAAACCCAACATTGAACGTCAATGCTACCGGGGCGAAGCCGATCTACTACAAAAACAGCAACATCCCGGCATGGCTGATTCCGCAGTATGCCGTCCTGGAACTGGTGTATTCCGGCTCTTACTGGTATGTCGCAGGGGACATTGACGAAAGGAAACTGCTGTCAGCGGTCAGCATCAAGCCAACAGCACTGACGACCTGGGCATACACGGCAGGGATCAGCGCCCTGGCAGTGTACGATGAAATACAGGTATGGGTTGAGGTTGGGGATGGTTTCCGTGGATGGGTCACATTATCCAGGAATGACCCGAACAATGCGTGTATAACAGGATATGTCAGCCCGGCGTACTATGGATGCGCATGGGTACAGTGGGACAAAAGCAACAACAGGATAGGCGTGTATGCACGTACCGTAACAGGCTGGGCAGTTGGAAACATCAGTGTCAGCATGGTCACAGGAATTAAACTTAGATGATCCAGGGCGTTACGCTTCCAGCGGCGGTCGAAATACAGATTCCGTTACAGCCACTTCCTGATGTGTTCGAATGATGACTACTGATTACGGAACAAGCGGTCTGCGACAAACTTGAAACTACAAACGAAAAGAAGCTCTGTGTAGAGCAATAGCAATACTCACAAGACTTCTTAGATGATTTCTTAGCTGAATACATTCTAACACATTCAGCTAAGAAAGGAAAGACTAACGAGGATGAAAAAAGAAATGGTTTGCACGATTACAGGCGCAGTCGGTGGAGCGATTGCGTCATTTTTTGGCGGATGGGATTCCGCACTGTACACGCTCATTATTTTCATGGCGATCGACTACATATCCGGTCTGATCGTTGCCGGGGTATTTCACAACAGTAAGAAAACGTCAACAGGGACATTAGAAAGTCGGACAGGCTGGAAAGGTCTGTGCAGGAAATGCATGACACTGCTGTTCGTGCTGGTGGCGTACCGGCTGGATTTGGCAATCGGTGTTGACTACATCCGTGATGCGGTGATTATCGGTTTCATCGCCAACGAACTGATTTCAATCGTCGAAAACGCCGGATTGATGGGCATACCACTGCCGGCAGTGATTACTGGGGCGATTGATATACTGACACAGAAAGCAGACAAGAAGGGGGACGCGTGAGCGTTCCTCTTTTGTTATCACGAAAAACAATGGAGGAAAGACATGAACGGATTATTAACAATCAATTATGAAACAGAACAGCCGACCGTATCGGCGAGAGAATTACATGAAGGACTGGAAATCGGGACTGAATTCAGAGTATGGTTTCCAAGAATGAAAGAATATGGATTTAATGAAAATGTGGGTTGGAAAAGGGTGTATCAAAAATGTTCCACCCTTGGCGGAGAACAGAACATGGTTGACTATCAAATTTCCATCGACATGGCAAAACAGATCTGTATGATCCAGCGAAACGAAAAGGGCAGACAGTACCGCCAGTATTTTGTGAATAAATTTTTGAAATAATGAAAATAATCCTTGACTTATGTCATGACATAAGTTATAATAAAGACAGTTAAGGGAACAAATTAACGAGTAAGGTGGCAGGTGCCAGGTGCCAGAAAGGAGAATCAAATGGAAGAAGATATGAACTTAGGCGAACAGCTCAGAGATCTGGCAGAAGAAAACCAGACAAGAAAGATCCTTGAAATCCTCAATACTTGCGAAACACTTGAGGAAGCAAAGGAAAAAGTAAAAGCCCTGCTTAATAAATAAGCAAGGCTAAAACACAAAAGCAGGCGGTACTTGCTACCGCCTGCACCCAATAAGAACATAGCACAGTTCAGGGAAAATGGCAAGAGTCAAGAGGTGGTAAAAATAGAAAAGAAAATGGGACGCCCGACAGATGCACCCAAAAGCTACCGTGAAAGCTTCCGGTTGTCAGAAAGCGACATGGAGAAAATACGCTTTTGCATGGAGAAAACGGGGGCAGGAAAAACGGGTGTCGTTCGAATGGGAATAGAGGCATTATATAAAGAATTGAATAAGTAAACAGATACAACGGGAGAGCCTGAAAACAGGCTCTCCCGTTGTATACAAAAAAGAAAGGCAGGCAGATACTATGAACAAAGTCAACCGCATGATTTCAAAGTACAACTTTAATTCCGGCAGTGTTTCCAGGATCAAATATATAGTGATCCATTACGTCGGGGCACTTGGCGGAGCAAAGGAAAACTGTGCATACTATGGCGGCGGCAACCGTGGGGCATCCGCACACTATTTTGTCGGTTTCGCCGGCGAAATCTGGCAGTGCGTGGAAGATAAGGACATTGCCTGGCACTGTGGAGCGAGCAGCTACAGGCACCCGGAATGCAGGAATGCGAACAGCATCGGCATTGAGATGTGCGTGCGGAAGAAATCCACAGAAACAATGAACGCAACAGACAAAGACTGGTATTTTGAGAAAGCAACGGTACAGTCGGCGGCTGAGCTGACAAGATACCTGATGAAAAAATACAATGTGCAGGCAGAACGTGTCATCCGTCACTATGATGTGACCGGGAAAATCTGCCCGAATCCGTATGTATACAATACAGGTACATACACCTGGGATGCGTTCAAAAAAGCCATTTCCGGCCAGAATACGCAGCCACAGGCCACCGGCACACAGGCCAGTGCATTTTCCGGACTATCCGAAAAGCAGGCGGCAGAAAAACTGCTGGGGATCTGTGCGCCGATCGCCAAAAAGAACGGTCTGCTCCCATCGGTAGCCACGGCACAGTGCATCCTGGAATCTGGATACTGCCGGACAGAGCTGGCACAGAAAGCTAACAATATCTGCGGCATGAAATGCAGTCTTTCCGGAAACACCTACTATATCAATGCAGATTTCCGCAAATATCCGTGCATTGAAAAGAGCATAGCAGACCGATGTGCCTATCTGCTGGGTGCGGTGAACGGAAGCAAAAAACGCTATGCAGGTATTACCAAGTGCAAAACATACCGCGAGCAGATCACACTGATCAAAAACGGCGGCTATGCAACCGATGTGAATTACATCGAAAAAATCTGTAATATCATCAAAAAATACGGACTGGATCAGCAGGACGGTGCCGGTGATATCCTGCCGGATACAACGGAAACCTGGTACCGTGTCCGCAAATCCTGGAAGGACACGAAGAGCCAGACCGGAGCGTTCCACAGCCTGGCAAAAGCAAAACAGTGTGCAGACCAGCACGCAGGCTACAGTGTTTTTGACGAAAACGGGAAAAAGTTGTATACATCTGCTAAAGTTCCGTATAAAATAAGGGTAACAAAAACGAACGTCCCAATCCGGACAGGACCGGCAAAAAAATACAGCAAGGCAAGAGTATGCTGCCCGGTCGGGGTATACGAGATCGTGGAAGAAAAGAACGGTTTCGGACGGCTGAAAAGCGGTGCCGGCTGGGTGTATCTGAAAAAGGTTGTGAGGGTATAG